CCCTGCTCTTTTTTGTTGTATTATCTCAGATTGTACGGCAACCGCAATAAGCCTTCCAAGTTCTCTACCTTCTTGCTTTCCTCCTTGTGCATCAACACCTCCCTCCATACTTACATTTACAACAATGTTATTTGTCATATTACCGCTACTTAATTTGTCGTTTGGAATAATAGTACCAGCAGTGGAAGGAACAAAAATCTCAGGCCCTTTTTCCCCAACAAGTGAGGGACGGCCTACTGGTGGTCTTCCTCCGTTTGCAAATCCAGCTAAATTTGAAAAAATACCCAAGCAAGTTGATTTAAGTAATGTATTTACACCAAGTCTTAAAAGCTGAGAAGAAATATCATTTAAAATACCTCTAGCCGCTTCGCCAAGCGATTTTGTACCCTCTATTGCCCCAACTAAAGCATCAGAAACACCTGTCCCAATCGAATCACCAATTTTCTTAAAAGCCTCATTTAATCCATCTGTTGCGGTTTTGACTTTTTTTACTCCATTTTCCAATTTACCAGTTTTGTCTGTATTATTTTCTATTATCTCTCCGTTTTCCTGTTGAAGTTTGTTTATACCTTCCTGTAAAACTTTAATTCCAGAAAATTTTAAAATAAATTGTGCTACTGGGTTTTCATCAATAAATTTTGCAATCCTCTGAAAAGCTTTTATAAATAAACTTACAATTTTTCCTATTGACTTTCCAGCCTGAACAGCAGATTCAACAACAGAATCTGTAAAAGCAGTTACAGCCTTTTTTACAGCAATCCAACCCTGCTCTAAATTAAATACTATTTTTGTTGCATCTACACCTATTTCCTGTGCTATTGCCTGACCAACTCCACTTATAACTCCAAAAAATTGTCTAAAAGGTAAAATTGCTAATTTGACTGCGAGAGCTAAAGCTTCAACTGTAACAGCAGTAACTTTAAGTGTTTCTCTTATCAAAGCTCCAAACTCTGAACCTTCTCCAGCTAGATTTGTAAAAGCACTTCCAAGCCTAGTAAGTTGTCCTTGAATTGTATTTGATGCTGTAAAAGCGTCCCTTGCAGCTTTACCCTGTGCATTAGATTGGTTTTCTAAAGCCTCATTGAATTTAACAAGTTCATCATTTAATAAAGGTTGTATTGCTGTAAGTGCTTCAACACTGCCAAATAATTTTGAAAGATTTTCTGCACTAGCTCCACCATTTTTAATTATATCCTCTAAAACCCCACTCAAACCTTTTGAATTTAAAGCGGTAGCACTGAAATCTATACCAAGTTTTTTTGCAATTTTTGATGCTTCGCCTGTAGGCTTTTGTATTGATGCAATGACCTGTCGAAGTCCAGCAAAGGTCGATTCAACAGGGACACCAGATGCAGTAACAGCAGAAATCGCAGCATTTAACTCGTCTATACTCACTCCAGCACCAGCAGCTATGGGTGCAATGCGACCTATTTGCTGTGCATATTGATCAACAATAATTTTACCATCAGCTTGAGTCTGTGCGAATCCATCAACTAACTTTCCAGCTTTATCGGCTTCTAAACCATAAGCATTAAGGACAGATGTAGTTGCATCAGTGACAGTCTGTAAATCAGAAAATCCACCTGTTGCACCTAACTGAGCCGCTTTAAGTATATTTGTAACTTCTGCTGTCTCAGCAAAACCAGCAGAGGCTAAATCATAAGATGCCTCTAACAACTGAAGTTGTGAAACTTGACCGCTTAGTTCATTTGATAAAGTTGCTAACTGTGGAGTTAAAGTTTTTACATCTACACCAAGAGTCCTAAGTTTTGCAGAGGCAAAATCCTGTGCAGCCACAGTTTGAAATACTTTTCCAAATGCAGCAACTAGAGTTATTCCAGCAGTGATAGGGCCAAGTAATGTCCCAAGACTTGCAGCCGCAGCCTTGAAAGATAATGATGCCGCACCAGCCCCCTTTGCAGCCCCAAAAAATCCTTTGGGTAAAACTCTAAGTCCTAAATTTGCATCTTTTAATTTACTACCAGTGCCATTAACAGTTGAATTGAACTTTTTTGCCTGTACATCAACCTTTCTTAATGCTGTGATCGCTTGCGTAGCATTGACTCTTAGTTCAACATTAGAAACTGCCACGACTAAACAATAACTCCTTTAACTATACTTGGCTTTGCGTTTAAGTGCATCTGCCTGTTTCTTTTCTCTATCATACTTTAATTCATAATACGCAGCAAAAAATATCAACTCCTCTTCAGTAAGTTGTGTTCTTAACTCACTAACTGTCTTACCTAATTCTGTTGCAAGGAAAAACTCAAAATTTAAGTAGTCATCCCCCTTTAAGCTTCCTTTGCGGCTTCAACTGTTACGTTTGGATTTACACCAAATAAAAACATTTCAATTTCATTTAAAACATTTTCTGGTAGTTCGGTTTGTAAATTACCAAAGTCTGAAGGGTGAAAAGCTTTTGTCCCATCTTCCAACTCTGCCAATTGACAAAGCATATGTGTTGAAACTACAAGTGGGTCATCACTTCCAGCCCTTTGTGTGGCTCTTGCTCTATCTGCTCTTGTTATGGCTTTAAAGTACAGTGAGACAACAAGATTACCATTATCGTCCATTACGTCAAATTTTCGCCTTTGGTTTAAATCAAAAGCGGCTTTTAGCGTATCAAGTGTTCTTTGTGCTGGCATAAATTAAGTGCGAAGTATCTTAAATTTACTATATAGCTGAAGTTATTGCACCATTAGTAATAAACGAAATATTCACCTCTTGTATTTCGCCAAGTGTTGCTCCATATTCTGCCTCTGTAATAATAATGGCACAACTAATTTTTTTAGCTGACGTATTGGCATCAGGGAACAACTCAATCAAAGCGTCACCAGCGTCACCAGTAACAAGCACATCATCTATAAAAGCTTGATAATCTGAGTTGCCAGATGGGTTATAAAGTAAAGTTGCGGAACCTTCACCAGAAATAAGGCCACCAACAAATGATTTTGATGTGTCGCCCATTTTTGTAGTTTCTTGTGTGTCTTTAGAAACAGTCAAAGACCATGCTCTCAAGTCTGAAATGTCGGCTTCCGTACCGCCAGCATTTTCAAACATGATTTTACCTACATCACCTTTTACAGCCATAACAAAAAAAAGAAATATTTATAAATATATTAACTCTTTTCAGCTTTTTTTACATCTTTTTTAGAATTTTGTTGACTCTCCATATATCTTTTACATCTATTGTCCCAGTAGTTTGCGTCCCTTCTGCCTTTTACAGCTTCGATAGCGTCAAGCATTTCTTCTGTGATTTCAAGTTTTGGCATGATTAAAGTTCCTCATATATTTCAAAAGTTATCCTTAACTGAGTTTGAAACTTTCCTTCTGGACTTGAAGCTAACACTTCTGGCCCAATTGGAGAATCAAAAATAACATCTGAAACTGTAATCTTATTGTATAAGTCTCTAAGCCTTTTGCATATAGTGAAGTTTGACCCTGCCCCTATACCTTCTTCTGTAAAAACATTTAGAGTTACTAAACCAACAACAACATTAACTCCATCAGCTAAATATGAACCTGACCCAAAGCTGGTTTGACACTGAACAAACGTATCTTCCGTTGTAGAGTCAAAGGTCATATTATTAAATACGACAGGGATAGCTGGGCTTGAAGCAAGCTCTGTAGCTAACCTAGCCTCTATCGTGGAGCGAACAGTATTTAAATCAACAGCAGCCATTATATCCTCCGTCTGATTTTGTTATATTCATCAGTTGCCCATTGCTGTAGCTCTTTTCCAATAAGCTCTGGAAAACCTTTAGCAGTTTTTTGTCTTGTTCTAAACTGATTTCCCCATGATGGTGGTAGGTTTTCACCATAACAAACTGGCTCTGCATAAGGTAAATTGTTGATTATGGTTCCGCTAGTTGGTTTTATCTCAGTCTGCCATGAGTTCCGTAGCCTACCAGTGTCAACTGGTGTAGCCTTTTTCACTCTTCTAGTCCACTCAAGTGTAGTTGCAGCAACCAAATCAATCACAGCCTCTTCCATAACATCTGGAATCTGATCTATTCTAATTTGTCTGGTCATAATTACCTCAAGATAAGATCAAAACTCACAGCAGTATTATTTTGTTCATTTGTTATTACTTGAATAATTTTAAATTCAACATTACTTATAACTACTCTGTCTTTTGTTGTAGGGACAAAGGTAAGATCCCCAGCAGATATAGTCAGCAACTTATCCTGTGACTCTATTAAATCATTAACCTGATTTCTTGAAACATTACTTAATGCACCTTTGATAGTTGTGTCAGATGTAGATTCTGTTATTGCTCCAGTAGTGGTGTTATATGCCCCTGCTGTTACTTTTCTGATAGTCACATCACCACCAAGCTTCTTGAGTGAAGCACTGGCAGCTTTTTTTAGTGCATTAGCAAGACTCATAATGAATAAGCTATAACCTGACCACTTGCAAGAGTGATACTTGTTATGACACCTTCAATTTCAGATGATGCTTTCATTGTGATGCCGTTTATAGTTGAAGAACCATTTTCTGTTAAATTCTCAGCTACAAGAGTTGCTTCAGCATCTGTTAAACAATGGACCTTGCCAAATCTGCCTGTATGGGCATTTGTATCTGTAATGATTAACCCTGCTGGGTATTGATAGCCGTAGTTCACTTTAAGACCTCTTGATTGATAAGTTTGCTCTTCCACCTATTCTAATACCCATCAAGTAATGATCAACTATTGGTGGGATTCGATCAATACCAGTAGCCCCATAAAATCTAGGGGTTACATTTATATTTCCAATACTTACAGCAGCAAAATCCTCTAAGCCGCTAAGTTCCAGTCCGTTCCTGTTGTTGTTTAAATATACAGCCAAGATAACCTGTGCGTGTTTTACCCTGTCTGGGATTTCAGTATCAAGGTAATAGTCAGCAACTAATCTATTTGGAAAGCTTAAACCATACAGGTTAGTGTATGTGTCAGGTTTCCTTACTCCTGATCTAGGCCACTCTAAAGCTTGAGTATCATCTACCCTAGCTCCCAAAAACTTCTCTCTGTCAATTCTTTGGGCTGCGGTAAATAATGCTCGGTTTTTATTATCTGTTGAAGAATTATCCCATGCGGCAGCGTCATCACTTAAAACAAGCCCTTCAATAAAAGAGTTTGCATCAGCAAGAGTTATGTAAGTGTTTGCGTTTGCACCGCCAACAGTAGCATCAAGAGTTATCGCCATTGAGTTTTACCTTTTTGGGCTTAGATTTTGGTTTTGGCTTTGCTTGAGTTTGAACAAGTGAAGCTGCCTTTTGAGCAGCCTCATTTTGTTCTCTCATACGCCTAAATGCGTACATTG